GCTCCTACGCTGGGAAGCTGATCTGGGTCGCCTACCAGCACGATTCTGGCATTTGCCTTCATGCGCTCAAAGAATTTCTCGGCAAGCCACATATCCACCATGGAAAACTCATCCACAATGATTAAATCGGCCGACAGTGGCTCTGACTTTCTGTTCCGGCTACCCTCATCCTCTTCACTGGTCAGTCCCAGACCACTGTGTAATGTTCGGGCATCCTCAAAGCCGGTACTCTCCGACATCCTGCGGCTTGCCCGACCGGTAGGCGCCATAAGAGCAATTTTGCCATCAGGGTGCAGCCGCCGGTAAACCTCAAGTATCGTCCGCAGCACTGTTGTTTTACCAGTACCAGGAGAACCCGTAATCACTGACAAGCCATGCCTAAATGCTGCATAGACCGCAGCCTCCTGCTGTGCAGACAGGCGCAGTCCCATTTCAACCTTGACCTGTTCCAGCACCGGCGCAATATGCTCTACTGGCATCTGGGTGACCAGACGCTGGGCGATCCGGCGCGCCGTTTCATCCTCTTGGGCAAACACTCTGGGAAGATAAATATTATCCTTCACGGAAACGATTGCTCCATTCAGGATCATTTCCTGCATCATATCCCTGACTTCCTGCTGATGCAGGCGAAGCTCCGGTACAGGTATCTTCTCATTGAGCAGTTTCAGCGCTGATTTCTCCAGTTCTTCAGAACTGATGTACAGATGGCCTCGTTTACTCTTGCCCTCATCCAGCGCACAAAAGACAGCCCCTTTGATACGCATGGGGTCATGGAGATCGCCCCCGCTCTTTTGTACGATTGCATCTACCCGCCGAAATCCAAAGCCGGAGATCTGGCAAAGCTCGAATGGGCTCTTTTCCAAAATCTCTACGCTGGTCGGGCCGAAATATTGATATATTTTCAATGCCGTCTTGGGAGTAATCTTAAACGGTGCCAGCAAGGTCATAATTCCTTGGAGCATACGGTTTTCTGCATAAGAAGCTTTGATGTCCTCCAATTTATTTTCCGTAATGCCCCGGATCTCCAACAGCCGCTCCGGCTGGTGTTCCAGAATATCCAATGTGTCCACACCGAACCGCTCCACAATGTCTGCGGCAGTTTTGGGACCAATCCCTTTGATAAGCCCGGAGGCAAGGTAGCCCTCTACGCCGTTTTTTGTTCTGGGCACAATTTCACGCCACTGCTCCACCTGGAGCTGGACACCATACTTGCCTTTTGCCCATTCACCATCCAGTTCCAACTCTACCGCATCTGTCCGTGGAATCTCATACCCCACAGCTGTAAAGCGGATCAAATGGTCTTTGTACCGCCTGTTTGACCTGGCCTCAGCTGGCACACTCTGGTCTGCGGTTTTTACACTGATGATACAAAACTTATTGGCAGGATTATAAAAAATCGTCCCGTCGTAGGTACCAATACAATTCATCCTTTTTCACCTCACTAAGCGGCCTCCATAATCGAGGCTCTAACACTGAACCGTCTGGATTCGGATACTGTAACAAACTGCTCGTAAATATCCGGATGCTCCAGTTTCAACCGAAGCAGGTTATCCTTGTCGATGACGGACTTGCGAACAGGGGTATAGGTAACCGTATAGTTCACTCCCTCCTGCTCACAGACTGCAGTGCAGCTGGTACCCATTTCCGCAATCAACAGCGCCTTCAGACGCTGAATATCCTTGTCGATTTCTTTGGAGTACACCTCTGCATTTTTCTTTTCATCCAGAAGCCGCAAATACTGCATAAGTTTTGCAGTCATATCCAGGTCAAGTGCAACGGCCGGGGCATTTTTATCTGCCGGGCCAAAGTGTTTGCGTGCGCTCTCAATAATCAAGGCCCCACTTTCTGTATAGGGCGGCGGCACATGGCGCTGCACATGGTTTTCCCAGAAATACTGCTCCAAAAAGACCATCTCAGCCTCATACTCGAAATCACGCTTGACCTCCCGGATAATAACTTCCTCCTCGTTGTTACCATACAGGCAGCAAAAGAAACATCGGTCAAGATCCGTTACTGCCATATAATGACGCCCCTGAGATTCATAGTAGACTGGAACAGTCTCCTTCCCATTCATCCACCAGTTATCTCTGGCATTATAGTTTGTGGTCTTGATCTCAAGGATCGCTGTGGTGCCATCCGGCAGTTCCACAAAGTAGTCCACATCAGCCAGCATCCAAGGATACTGTGGGTGCTGGAACATCTTTTTGATTTGGTAGACCCGATATCCGGTTTTCCGCTCGAATATCTTTGCTACCAGAGGCTCCAGCAAATGCCCCATTTCCATGGCAACCCAGTTGCCCTCATCATCTTCCACTGACGCTATGTTCAGTTTGTCGTAGTACAGATCCCTGGCTGTCCGGAATGGAGAAGTGCCAAAGATTGCTGATACATCGCTGCCGCCGATTCCACGGCGCCGGTAATCCAGCCATTCTTCTTCTGAAAGATCTGCCGTTTCTACCAGCACCAGCGGTTCATGCCGCTTTCGTTCAGCACTATTGCTGCCAGACATATCAAATCCCCCTTCGTGATCTTCGGGGCAAAATAACTGCCCTCGCCATTGGTGCAACATTTTGGGGCCGGAGCGAAGATACTGCCTGTCTCTTCATCTTCCAGTCCGTGGAGTGTGCCGGCTTGACCCGCCGACCATTCTGCTTTCTTTTCTGCTTCACATTCATGTACATGACCTGCCTTTCTCAGTTTTGATTTATCCTTAAAGCCCTTTCAGGCTTACAGGCAATAAAAAAGCGAGAATGACAGACGGCATAAAGCCTGGCGTCCATAGTTGCCTATGAACCGATGTCATTCTCGCAATGGTGGGTAAATCCCGTAAAATAAAAAAAGCCAGCAATATACCGGCCTGAAAAGGCGCAGTGATACTACTGACACAAGTACAAAATTAACAGCGTGTGCAATGCAGTCATTACTCCGCAACACAAGCCCTAAAGCCTGTGTACCCTGACGGGCAACGCACAAAAATCAATTACATTGCAATTCTAACACAATATATAGTGCTTGTCAATTCAAACATTCTATATATTGATTTTTGGATTTTCTTTAAATTTTCTTTCCTCTTTGCAGAAGTTCTTTCTTCCCCGCCTATTTATAGGATGTATCGGATCATTTGGTAATACCGGATGATCCCTACGCTCTTTTAGTACCTTGACAAGTTCATAACCTCTATGGGGAGTTATACAGGAATTCTGGACAGTGTGCGATGACCACAGAAGCGCGCCCATAATCGAAGTGTTGCACAGCAGCAGCCTGAAATACACGGCAGAACCGTTCTGGCGTAGGAAATGGCCCCATTAGAGTTCTTTTGTTATTTCAATACTTCCTGACCTCAAGACCGTTTTCATTGTTTTTGTTGAAAACCTTCTTCTACAAATCGTAAGGGATCATTGTAATCGAAAAAAGGAGGACGATTATGGAGAAAAGAAAACCGAATGACCTACCGCCGGAGCAGTGCTTGGCTGTTGATACCGATACCCTTTGCAAACTGTTGTGCTGTGGAAGGCACACTGCAGTACAGATTGGGGATCTTGCCAATGCACGCATTACCATGAACACCCGTGTCCTATGGAGTGTCCAGCGTATCAAAGAATATCTTTATGATATTTCCGGCTAAATAACCATGCCAGTAAGGCGCACTACACTTTTATAATCAGGAGGTACCAGTAATGGCAAAAGTGAGAAAAGACAACAAAGGGCGAAATCTTCGGCCCGGAGAAACACAACGGGCAGATGGCAGCTATATGTATGTCTACAAATTAGGCACTAAAAAGAAATATCTTTACGACTCCGATCTCGCAAGTCTTCGTGTCAAAGAAAAGCAGATCAACAAAGATAAGGATGATGGCATCCGTACTCAGGAAGCCATGAAGCTTACCCTGAATGATATGTTCAAGGTCTACATGAATAACAACATCAAACTGAAGCCCTCTACCAGAGCAAATTATCTTTACCTGTGGGACTTCTATGTGAAAGAAGAGCCTTTCGCTAACATGCCTCTGCCACAAATCCACAGAAGTGATATTCTCGCGTTTTATACCAAACTGCTGAAACACGGCTTTGCTATCAACTCACTGGAGAGCATCAACACCATTGTTCACCCTACGCTTGAAATGGCCGTGGACGACGATTACATCCGCAAAAATCCCAGCAAGGGCATTTACCGCAAGCTCAAGACGGATGGCAGCGCTCCAAAACCTAAACGGCGGATCGCACTCACTAAAACGCAACAGCAGAATTTCCTGCGTTTTATTGCCAAGTCCCCTACATACAGCCATTGGCTCCCCATCATGACTGTGCTCCTTGGAACAGGAATGCGTGTAGCAGAATGTACCGGCATTACCAAAAGCGATATTAACTTGAGCGAAAACACAATCTCCGTCAACCACAACTTAATCTACCGGGTCATTGACGGAAAAGCCGGATTTCACATTACCACTCCCAAAACTGAGAGCGGTACACGAATTATCCCTATCCTCTATCCAGAGGTGGCCGAGCAGCTTCGCCTCCAGATTGAAACCATCGACGCATTGTATCCAGACGATCAACTGGTGTTAGGAGGAGTTCACGGTTTTGTTTTCCGCAACCGAACCGGCTCATTCATGAGCGCCCACAATATCAATCGGGCGATTGAGAGAATCAGCGTAACTTACAACATGGAGGAAATGGATCAGGCTGAACTGGAAGACCGTGAACCGGATTTGCTCCCTCATTTTAGTGTTCACAACTTGCGGCACACCTTCTGTACCCGGCTCTGCGAAAGCACCAACGATGTTAAATTCATTCAGCAAGTCATGGGGCATGCCGATTTCTCTACCACAATGGACATCTACACCCATATCACACAAGAGAATATGCAGGAGAAGGCAAAAAACATTAGTGTGAACATGAAGCTGATGTAAAAAGAAAGGCGAATCTGCATTTTATAAGCAGATCCGCCTTTCATATTGCTTCATCCGGTTTCGTAGGGTCTCACGCAAAAGTTGTAGAAAAGTTGTAGTAACGCGATTTTTTGTAGTAAATGACCTCTTTAGTACAGCTTTGCTCCTGCCGGAATACTGTCATCCAGCATCAAAAGATTTAAGCCTTCCCGTCCGTCATACTCGTACACTGCGGAAATCAACATACCCTCGGAATCAATACCCATCATCTTTCTCGGCGGCAGGTTTGTGATTGCCACACAGGTCTTCCCAACCAGCTCTTCCGGCTCGTAATACTCGTGAATACCGCTTAAAATGGTGCGTTTCCGGTCTGTTCCGTCATTCAGTGTGAATTTCAGGAGCTTCTTGGACTTCGGCACTGCCTCACAGGCTTCGATCTTAACCACTCTGAAATCAGACTTGCTGAATGTTTCAAAGTCTACATCATCTGCAAACAAAGGCTCGATTTTCACCTTGGAAAGATCAATCTGTACACTTGGAGCGGACACGGTTGCATCCTCTGCAGAACCATTTACCGCTGCTTTTTCGGCTTTGTTTTCAGCCCGCTTTGGTTCCAGGGTCTTCATTGTCGGGAATATTACCTCGGCAACATCATAACTTCTCATAAGTTCTTATAACCCTTGTGTCACAACGTTTTGAGGACTTTTACAATAACGTAAGTTCTCATAAATTCTTATAATTTTTCGGGCAATTGGTGTCAAAACTGGTGTCAAACCCAGCTCAGGACACTCTGATTTTCCCTTCGAGATTTGCAAAGCTGGACATCTTCTTTTCCTTTGTTGCTTCGTTGTAGACATCCATCGTTGTCTCGATGCTTCGGTGACCCATAATTTCTTGGATTACCTTTAGGTTCGTTTCGTTCTCGCAAAGGCGAGTACAGAATGTGTGTCTGAGATTATGTGCGCTGAAGTGCGGAAGTAAAACTGGTTCTCGGTGTTCTTGTTCTGCACGCTCTGTTTCCTCGGCATTGCAGTCACGAATAATTCTCTCAAGCGCTCTATTGATGACGTGTGGATTTAGCATCTCTCCGAACCGGTTCTTAAAAATGAAGTTCGTGTATCCATCAACCTCGCACTCGTTGAAGCCTTCCTCCATATGTTTCAATCGAATCTGGAGTAAAGCTGCTCGCACGTCAGAAAACATTGGAATGATTCGCGTGCCAGCCCGTGTCTTCGGAGTAGTGATGTGGAGCTCCATCTTCCCGCTTTCTTGTTGACGATATATCAAATTATGGTTAATGTCAATAATATTTTGCGTGAAGTCGCAATCTTCCCACCTCAATCCGAGGATTTCTCCTATGCGTGCGCCTGTCCCAAGCATGACCGTAAACAGCGGCATCCAGTGTTTGTACGTTTTCGAACTGGAAACAAAATCGAGGAACCTATTTTGCTGTGTCTCTGTCAACGCATGACGCTTTGGTTTCTCCCAGTTATGGCTCTTCTTGATTTCTGCAATCACACCGTCGGTAGGATTTGTTCTTATGAACCCATCCCTCACTGCTACATTAAAGACCGGATGAAGAATCGTATGAATTATCTCCATACTGTTCGGCTTAAATCCAATATCTTTAATGAGGTGGATGTAGAACCGCTTGATATCGCTATACTTGATGTCGGCAATGTTCTTCGCGCCTATTTCGTCCTGCACATACTTCCTGTACATATACTTATAGTTGGTTCTTGTAGATGCTTTAAGCTCGTACTTAGTTTCAATGTAGGCGTCATAAAAGCTGTTCAGCGTCATCCTGTACGCCGTATGGGAGCTGATGCCGTCATCAATATCCCTTTGGATTCGTTTTATCTGAGTCCTTAATGGTTCTGTGCTACGCTTACCATCAGGCGCTTTATCTGACTCTACAAGCTTCCAGCTATAAATCGCTCGGCGTACTCCACCAGAATCAGTATAGCGGTACATATACTTCCCGTCGCTTCTCTGCACCTCACCTTCTCTCAGAACTCTGCCTTTGTTGTCTTTTCTTTTTTCAGGCATGGCTACTCCTTTTGTCTGAAAATGAATATCAACATGGCATTCTCAATATACCATAGTCTGGATTCACTTTCAAGTTAGATGTCATATAAGGTTGAGTTGGTCAACAAATCGCTCGAATTTTGTACGTTTAATCTGTGGGCGTGTGCCATTCCAAAGAACAAAATCAGCGTCTTTGTTTTCGCTGACAATCTTACGCAGCTTAGTTTCTCCGATGCGGAAGTATTGTGATGCCTCCTGAATTGTCAGTGTGTACCTTTCCCAAAATGGGATTTGCAGGGTGTTAATAATCTCGCCTCCTCGTGCGCTGCGCGTATGTAAAAAAGAAAGGGCTGGCAGTGAAGCCAGCCCCATGTCTACCTCTTGAGTAATAAGGAACCTAATCAACGATACTGATTACTATGTAAGCAATGACTACGATAATAACCGGAATCCAGACAGGCGAAAGTACCCACCACCAGTTCCAATCAATCACGCCAATCAGCTTCAGAACGATAAAAACTACGGCGAGTACATCGCACAATCCAAGACCTTTTGAAGATGAGTCTTTCATGTGTGGTTCCTCTTACGCCTTGCTGTCCGTGGAGCCAATACCTCCGTTTCTGACGCCGGTTGCATCATCGGAGTATGTAATCCCATACGGAATGAAGATGGCTTGTACGAAACCGCTACCCGCCTCTACGGTGATTGTTTTGCCTTCATTACTGTCATTCGTAATCTTTGCGAAAATATGCCCCTCGTTGTCAGAGAAGTAATAATCGCTGTCAATTACGCCCATTGTGTTGTTGAGCTGAAGCCGATATTTGAAACCCAGACCACTGCGAGGCAGACAACCCAGCCACCAACCATCATCAATCTTAACCCGGATGCCTGTAGGAATTTTGATGGTTTTACCGGGGCTCAGTTCGAAACTGAATGGTGCCTTGAAATCGTAACCTGCAGAGCCACTGGTTGCACGCTTAGGGATTTCAATCGACTCCCACATAAGTCGAATTTCTTCTTCTGACACCAACACGAAGTCGTCGATATCTTTGTTGAGGTGGGCAAAACCACCCGCTTGAAAATCTTCTTGAAATTGTTCAAAGCTGACCTTTTCAAATTCTCCAACTCTATGCATTGTGTCCTCCTTAGCTATTTGTTTTGCAAGCACAAGACGGCTCGCCCCACCAAGGCTTAACTGTTTCTTGGTAGGTTTGAAATTGCGGGAAGTACATAGTGTCGTCATCCTCGGTCGTCTCAGTGACCGTCTCTCTTACGACTTTCCCGTCTGCGTCATACTCACGGACAGTTTCCTTGATTGTACGTTTAATCATATATCCTCCTTATTTTCGTTTGGACGTTTTACTCTGTTTTTGTATAGAGACCGCAGTGGCAGGTTCCACTTGCCATCTCTCTGAATTCCTTACACATACACTTTGTGTCCTCGTTTTTTTCGATGGCACATGGACAGAAGCCATTATTGTCTTTCAATGCTTTACGCATATCGTTAACAAACTCTTTGTCTGGATTGATGTTGATTTTCATTGATGTCTTCTCCAATATGTTTAACTGTCGAACCGCTCTGCGTATTGATTATCAGAAGCGAGTTCGACGCCAAGCACTTCATCAAATATGTGCTTTTGGTTTGGGATGTATCGTCCGAACTTCACAATCACATTTCCATAAGTGGCAAGCTGTTGAATCCATTCAGGGACTTCTTCAAAGTAGTAACCAGTATAAATAACAACGTCGTCTTTGCACTGGAATTGACCGCGAAGAACCTCAAGAAACGAACACAGCTCATTAAATTGTTCAAGCGGTTCAAGCCCACCAAACACGATTGATTCTGTAAGCGGATTATTCAGATACCGGAGGCACAGTTGTTCGTCGTCAATACTGATGGGGGCGCTTGCACGCCACCCATCATTTTGACAGACCGACAACGGGATACCTGCTTCAATACAGCATTTACCGCCACAAGAAATCGTTCCAATGAACATCGCTGGCTTTTTATAATTAGTGAAGTCTTCATCCACAATTGTCTTTACTCTCATTCGCTCATAGCCTCCGCATAGCTGTACCACTGTCTTGTGTTAAACTCACGGAAACGGTCTTTGGAGTAAGCCCTTGATGGGACGAGATACCCAACAATGCGCTGGTATGTATCAAAGACAGGCTCACCGCATACTGGGCAATGGTCAGTGCCAACAAAGCCGTGATGGTTCTTGCACTCGTTGATACGAGTGTTGAACGCAAAGTAAATCACGCCAGCCTGAGCAATCTTGTTCAGCATCTTCCACGCTGTTTCCGTGTTAGGGAAGTTGGATTCCAAGTTGATATGTGCAATGCTACCGCCAGAACACTTCTCATCAAGGATTGAGCTGAGGCGGAGCTTCTCCTGAATGGTGCATTTCGCAGACAGTGGAATCCACTGGTTTGAGTAGATGAACTTGTCATTCTGGTCGTACAGAACGTTGTCTTTCTGGCACAGGATAACTGCCGCACGCTCTGCAGGAACACTCTCGATGTTGAAAGAGTAAGCATCGGTGAAGTTGTCCTTGACCTCATTCAGCACCTCAAAGATTTTGCTTGCAAAAGCGATGCCTTCATCGGTGTAACTGATGTAACCAAACTCATCCGTCTTGGTGTAACCAAATGCCTCGATGACTTCATACAGACCAAGGATACCCATTGTGCAGTATTGCTTGTCCATCTCGACCGCGCCATCCTGATAGTTGGGGAGTAACCCCTTCTCAACGTTTCTCTGGATGATATGGCGTACAGTATCGAGTGTCTTACAACACAGCAACGCACGCTTTTTGAGCAGAGCAAGATACTTTTTCTCGTCACACTCAGTTTCCAACGCAATCCGCATGAGGTTGATTGTGTTGACCTTCACAGAACCGATGGAGAGCGCTGTACCGCCAATCGAGTTGATGAACGCATTGAGTTTTGAGGTATCAGACAGCAGGCGGCAACAGTTACTCAGCGTGTTTACATCGCCGCTGATGAAGAAGTTACTGTCATTCCACGTTACATTGTGGTCGGAACACCATCTGGCGAACTCTTCATCGACGAATTTGCCGTCACGGTAAAGCAAACTGTATGTCAGCACTGGGAACGTAAACATATTCTCGCTTCTAATTTGCGAAACGACCTCCATAAAGAGCTTTTGATGCTCAATCAGCTCTTCAACACAGTCAATTACATATGTTCCGTCAGGATATTGCACGCCGCCGAACAACGCCTCAATGTAATTCCGGTCAAAAATTGACACATTAACAAAAGCAGTCTGGTCGATGCGCATAAACGGCTGGTTCAGGCGGTAGATAAACTTCTGGAAGCACTGCTTGATGTAGTATTCGGGGTTCTTAATGAAGTGACCACTCTCACAGTCCTTTTTCCAGAAGTAATACGTCCAGATAAGGACGTTGGGGATGCCTACAGCACCGGAACTACGATTGCTCATGTAGCTGATATACTCAATTACGTCATCCATGAACGTTGTGAGGTGCTTTGGAGCCTGATTATTGTAGTTTTTGAGGAAGAAAAGACCCTCGGTTGCCAGTCTGGTCAGGTCATAGGCATAGCAGTACGGCAGATATGTAGAAGTAGACGCATCATGCAGATAAAACCCGCCGTTATACTCTGTTTCAAGCCATTCACGGGCTGTTTTCAGGTTGTAGCGCTTCTTCATCTCATAGAAAATCTTGTTGAAAGCGAACAGCTTATCGTGAGATTTACCCTTTTCATTCAAAAGACTGCGAATATCCTTGTTGGATGCGTTCGCATTGGCATCGATGGTCACGTCGGCGACATTCTTGTCAATAAAACCATCGATGAAATCCGAAAAGTTCAGTTGCGTTTCGTGGAAACCGTTCAGGTACTCGAAATCTTCACCATAGCGCTCATTGAGTGTGGTCATAGCCTTTTCAAAGTCCCTGTTCATTTTGAGTGGAATGTTCATTGCTTAATCTCCCTTCGCTTATTGTTGGTTCACCCAGTCATTTGCTGTCGAGAAGTCAAGTAATTTATTGTTCACACTAAGAACGGGCACCTGACTGATTCCAAGTGACAGCATCTCATCCACAGAATTGTTCTCTGTGTACTTGATACCCTTTTCTTCCAGCTTCTTTTTCAGAACCTTGCACTTTGGACATCCTGTTGAGTACAAAGTAATTGCCATTGGCACCTCCTTCCAACCTTTAAGGTCGTCTTCCTCTGCAAGAAGCGTAATTGCTGAATAAACCTCAGCCCATGTTTCTACACGGAGCATCCCATTGGCTTCTGCATCATATTTTTTATTGTGTTGTGCAGTCATAAGGATTTTGAAATAGTTCCCACCCTCAAGATTGTGCGTACCATCATCGATGAGAACATCACCATTCACAAGCTGCTTGTGGGAAGTGATAATGACATCGTTCCACGTTAGGAACGGGAAGTATTTGAATAACACCCGTTCCATTTTTGATGCGAGCGTATGGTAGTTCGATGTGGTTACAATCAAGACCTTATGCCCATCTGCAATAAGCTTTTGCAAAGTTTCTGATGCACCATCAATTGGTTTAACACAATCCCAGAAATCATCCTCGAACAGTGGTGCGTACACCTGTTCATTCGTGAGCGTCGGGAATGCTTTAGAAATATCCCAACCGGTGATGTCTGTCAGCTTTGTAGTCGTCCCGTGTCGTGCATTTAAGTAATCAACCCAAGCACTCGCCAGTGACTCAATCGTGTCATCCATGTCAACCAAGATTGTCAGATGCTTCATTTAGCCTCCTTACAGTTCATCAATCGTCATTTGGTGAGAACCAAGGTATTCGACCAACCAATCGATGACATTTCTTTTCAGGTCAGTCATTGACCCGTTATTCGTTATGTAATAATCTGGCTCAACATCGTCGAGCGCTGTCTCAGAAGGGTGTGCTTGCTGCTCTGGGGTGAGAGGACTCTTAAAGTTTTTTCTGACAACACGCAAATTAACTGTGTCCATTCCAGCTTCTTTGAGATAATCAATCTCATTTGGGAATCGGCAATCAGGAATCAGCACATAGTCCCACTCATTTGGGAATAGCTCCAAAATTGATGTAACAAACCCTACCCAATAGTCAGGGCGTTTCTGCCGAATGATGTCTGTTCCGACATATTGAAGAATATGCCGACCAGCATCATCTTTCTGTCCGTCCCATCCAA